GGCATTCTTTAAACCATAATCCTATTTCATAAGGGAAGGTCTGAGTAACGATTAACCTTCCCTTGTTTATCCAATAATTTTTTCTATCTTCTTCAATGTGAATTTTAAATTTATCTGGAATTCCCATTATCCTTGCAAGTTCTCTTGGAGACATTGGTAAACCATTCCATTTAAACTGTCTATCCGCTTTCCTAGCGGTCATTGGATAACCATTCGGTTTATTTCTATATACACCCGGTAATGTTCCTCTAGACCCTTTAGAATTAACCCAAGGCCATTTCCACTCATCCCTGAACTCATTTGTCCATAATCTTTGTACTTGTTTCAGGGATAATTTGGTTTTATTTTTATCATCTGGGTGAAACATTGAAACGATTTTATCCAAATCCTCGATTATATTACCATCCTTTGGAAGGTTAAATAATAAATCTTGCGTTGTCCTAAGAGCTTTCATTTGTTTAACAAAAAGGAATTGCTCCAATTTGAATAAAAGAGAGCTCTTTTTTACTCCTATTATTACTAATCTGTTCCTTGATATTTGGGAATTACCCCATTCCGAGACTGAATGGTTGTGAAAAACCAGGTTATAATCCGGGAATATTTCATTTTCCCATTGATTTTCTGGGATTACTTCTAGTAATTTAGGTAGGTTTTCCAATAAAAATACATGAGGCTTAAAATGATGAACACTTTCGATAAAATTTACCATTGTAGGGTCTGCCTTTTGCTCTTCGGTAGATTTAAAATCCTTTTTTCTACTGATTCTGAGTATAGATTGTCCTCCACAGGAAGGATTACCGATAATTATGTGTACTTTTTTACCTTCAAGGTAATTTTTACATCGATTTAAATCCCTGAAAAGGGGTATACCTGGGAAATTATCTATCCATTGTTCATTTTTTGGAGTAAAATACACCCCTCTAACCTCTAAATTACCCAAGATTTTGAACCTTTTGTCCCCCTTAAATGGGAATAATCCTATGCCTTGACCATTGCATACTCCCAAAACTTTATATTGCTTCATATTTGATATGTTTTGTATATGAAAAATGCTATTAGTATTGCTCATACCCTGTAGAATTATGTGTTTACTATACAATATCACAATTAAAAATTAATCACATGAAAAAGAAATCTGTTAAAAAAGAGGATAAAAACATCAAATTGTTATCCAAAGATCAAGAAGTTTTAATAAAAGGCCCATCACATTGTGAACTCTGTAAGGTAATCGATGTGAATAAAAATTCTGCCCTACTTTCGAATGGGATATCAGTAAATCCCAAATATGATCGAAAGATTAAATCCTTGACTCCTTTAAATTTAAAAGGAACCCAGTTCACAATATTGGTTCATGGAAGTGAATCTAAAAGAATTTGGAAAGAATATTGCTTAGGAAATACTGCTTCTAAATTGCGGGGTGCACTAGAAAACTTTAAAAAGGGAATTCCTAATAATTCATATTCTACAGAAGAATTAGATGGCTACTCTATGAAATTGAATGAGTTATTGGAAAGTCTACAGAAGGAAACTATAAACGAATAGGTTTTGGTAAATGTTTTTAAAATTGAGAATTGATTTTTTCAGCGTAATCAAAAAAAAACGTAATCGCGGACTCTTATTTATGGGTCAGGTTTTTATCCCTATTTGCTTGAGAAAGTAGATAGGGATTTTTTTATTGTGCCTATTCAGCGTATTTCTCTTTTGGGAATACTTTATCATCTTTTTTTACTTGTGTAATGTGATCTTTTTGATCATGAATTCCTGTAATCAAACTCATTGTATTATTTGCCTTAGTGATTAATATTATAAGATACTATCTTATCTATATTAACTTTAATACATCACAGATATGTCACTCAAATCAAGAATTGAAGCCCTAGTTTTACAAATTAGTAATGCAAAAACATCACTGAGATCTGCATTATCCAATAAAGGTGTAAGTGTACCAATAAGCCCAACCTGGGATGAAATTACTCAAGGGATTAATGATATCCAAATCCCAGTAATGCCAAAAGTATCATTATCATTCTCCTCTGGGATTTACTCAGCTTACTTGGAGGGTGGGAATTTTAATCCTGTTGAGTACACTGTTTATTATAATGGTGGGATAAAATTCAATCCAGGTACAATTCAATCCATTGTAAATTGGATGAATGCGGATTTAGTAAACAAAGTCATCGTTTGGTGTGTAGTATCAAGTCTGATTAGTGCTGGATCTCCTAAATCCTTCCTGGCTATCTCGGAATTAAATCAAGGAACAAATTGGTCTCAACGAATCAAAGCAATTAACAATGTTGAATGGAGAGGAGGGATAATGCGTTTAACTAAAGCCACAGCAGCATCTGAAGGAACTAAATTAACCTTCCAAGGCAACCATGTACTTATATCCTATAACAATTAAAGATTAACAAAGGGAATCATAAAAAATTCAAAAAAAAACTTCTTTATCCTCTCTGAGATGTAATCGAATGTGTTTATAGTATAAACACATTATTTCTTGAAAGTGTAAATATCACTCCAGTTAATACTGGTAGATATAATTTTTCATTTACTGGGTACCCATTAAAAGTTGGAAAGAGCCCAGTAGATTAAAAAATCCTATAATAAAGGCCTGGGATAAAAAATATCTTGGGCCTTTATTGTAAGAGTCCCCCAAAACAACAAACAAAAATGATAAAAGGAATCCCAATGTGATAAAGCATAAGGGATAAAAACATCTTGAATACCAATAAAGGATAATCAATGAAAAATATAACATTAGAGTAATAATAAAAGCCCTTATCTTATGAAAAGGATAAAAAGGAATCCCATTATGAAAAAGTAGAGATAATAAAAATCCCTTATAAGCCTTTCAGAAAAAAGTTATATGAAGATTATTCGAAGATTCTCAAGGATATCCCTTATTAACGTTTCGATAAAATCATAAGCCAGTTTTAAAGGCGAAGGGATTACATTCTTCAAAGATTTTCCGAGAAATCCCTTATTAACGTTATCTGAATAAAAGAGGGATAGGGATTACATTTCTGTAAGGGATCAGTTAGGATTTCCCTTATTGGGTTTTCAGAAAAAAGTTGTGGCAATCCGAATAAGAAGGGAGAAAGGAAGGAAATCCCTTATAGAGTTTATCGAAAAAATCATATGTAAATTTTAAGGGGGAGAAGGATAATATAATTCAGGGATTCTGGGATTTCCCTTATAAGCTTTTCAGAAAAAAGTTATATGAATGAAAGGGGGGGAGGGTTGCCCATTAAAGCAAAAAAAGAGTATATTTTATAGGGGACAAAATATACTCTCTTTATTATTATTTATGAATTACAACAGCACCAAATATAGATTAGGAATAATAATGCAAATATTATACACTCTTTTATTTTTTGTTTTTTCATTTCAAATTCTTTTTCACAATTTCAAGCATTTTCTTTAAATTCTCTTTTTTTAATTCATCTATATTATTAGAAACTAAACTTTCTACAGAGAAATCATTTATTCTATAAACTTGTTCATAGAATAATTTGAATTGTTTGCAGTGGTTTTCGCAAATTGTTTTGTTCTTTTCTGAACGAATGATACTCCCTATAAAATTGTCCAAAAGATTACGAATTTTGCGTCTAACAGATTTTTTATCTTTATCTGTTAAACAATCTGCATAAATAGAAGAGTTATATAAATTTTCTTTCTTTAGACCTGAATTGGTATGCAATCCCGTTGTATCTAAAGTTTCGAGTAATTTAGAAAAAGAAAGTTTTTCTATTTCTTTTTTTTCTACTTTTGCACTTTCTTTTTTTGTGCTCTTTTCTGCAGTTGTTTTTTGTGCTTTCTTCTTTTCAACTTTTGCAGTATTTTCTACATTGTTGTTTACTTCATTTACTAACACATTTTCATTTACATTTGCATTCATGACTTTTAATTTTTAAAGTGATACGTTTTATTTGTTTTTCTGTATTGCAAATATACAATGAATTTTTTAAATACAAAAATATTTTGAGAAAAATTTTTATTGAATTTTTCTATTAAACAAATAGATTTTATTTATTAAAATATCATTGCTCACCATCACCATGCCTTCATCATTACCTACCTACCCGCTTAAATCATCAAGGCCTTAGTTGGCTGGTTTTTGAAGGCCTTTATTTAGGGCCATCTTTAGACTCAGGGCCATCAATGGAGATTATTATGGCCTTTTGGGCTTACAGGGCCTTACGCTTGGTTAGCCGGTTTTATATAATATATCGTATAAGGATATCCTGAAAGTAGGATGGGCTCAAAGAATTAGGGCCTTAGCTAGCAGGTTTTACAAAGTAAAGATAAAAGAACACAAATAAAAAAGGTAGCCTACTTATCCCAAGCGAGCTACCTTATACAGATTTGATTAGAGTAATATTCCTATTGAGTATGATTAAGATTTATTTTCATAAGATAATTAGTATTCGATGTATCGAACAGGCTAGCATTAAATTTCAGCTATGAATGTGATATATAATTTCGTATTACCCAATCCTATATATTGAAAAGCATTAGATAGGTCAAGGTAATCCTGGATTTCATTTAATGTTTCCTTATAGAAGGATAATGCCTTATCATAATTCTCTGATATAATTTGGTCTCTGTTATCTGTAATCGATAATTCTAGGAACCAAACCAATTTCTCAGGATCATTGGGTAAAATTCGAACCATACTAGAATCAACCCTGGAAAAGCGATTAAAAATCTTTGACCAAAGATTATAACCTCTAGGATCATCCATTCCTAAGGATTCATAAAAGAATTGTCTCAGATAAACATCTTTTACTGTTCCTTCGATGTTCTCTGTATCCTGGAATAGGATTGTGTTATTAAATAACTGATCTGTTGTGTTCATAGAGCAATAATTTTTATATGATTAATAATTACAATGCAAATATAATCATTATATATTATATATAATATAATACGCATATAAAATTTGGGCTCTGATTTAAGGCTCACTTCGAAGGATTATTTAAACTTAGGGCCATCAATGGTATATAATAAGGCCTTGAATCCTTACATCGAATTAAATGGACACAATGATCTAAGGCCTTATTATATTATACTTAAAGCCTTGAGCCAAATCCCATACCCTCTTGGTTAGCCCAAAAAAACACATCGAAAAATAAAAATATCCTTGAATACAATGTACATAGAATCATCGAATAAAATCCTTATCCTATTATAATATATAATAATATAAGGCCATTGATAAAGGAAATTTATAAATCACATACATAGAACTAAGCCTATACATATACAATAAAAACCAACATAAATAAAAACAAATCACTACATAGATCCTATAATATACCTATATATAATATAATAAAAGGATATAACAATAATAATCCTTAAATCCTTGAACACAGAGGATCCCTATATATAATATATTATATAATAATGCTCATAAAATTACACAAAGCTCCAATATAGCCCCAAAAAACAAGCTTCTATCAAAAAATTAATATACCTATATATAATATAATAAAAACATCATCAGATCACAGATCAAGGATTATAATCATATCCCTTATATTATATTATTATATAATAAGAGTTATGAAAACAGATCCTACAAAAGAAAACACAAAGCTTATATAATATGATAACATATCATCGAATTCAAGGATTATAATAATCCCAGAACACAGAACATAATCCTATATATTATATAATATAATA